CTCCCCATCAACCGCCTCGATGGTATCAGAAAATCCACACTCACTTAAAAGCTGTCCTCCGCATGTGAGCCATGCAGAAACAAGGGGAGTGTTTGGTGACGCTAAAGGCGCTTTATCATCCTTCAGCCAATGTATTGTTTGGCCTGCTTTCATAAAATCATAGAAGGCGAATCGCCTTACGTTGCGCTTGGATAGGCGACCCCAGAGTATTCAAACCCCGCCCAATCATCATTGGAGAGTGACACTCTCACCGAGGTGATGACGATCTTTCCTGAAACTCCAGTCGGCGCGCCGCCGTTATCACCAACCGCGACGGTGGTGGTCCCTTTACCCTTCACAGAAAAAGAATATGACGTGTCGATCTTTCGAGCTGCTGAGAAAGAGCCATCCGAATCCAGAAGCACTTTCGTGTCTGCTTTGTGCTCGATGTCTACGCTCTCAATCAGAGAGTCTGAAATTGTCGTGATCCCAAATGTAATGGCCATAACGGGTTAGGAGTAGAGCATTCCGGTCACTTCAGACGTTGGGAAGTCGTCATTGGTTTCACTCACCTTCGTGGAGGTGATTGTGATTCCCGAAAAATCAGCAGCGCCGGCAATGGTCGCCAAAGACACTTGGCCTTTGCACTTAATACTCACGGTCTTTGTGGTGAGTGGCTTTGCTTGTGCCACTTTCACAACACCGGTTTCATCTTTGATCGTCGCCACGTCCACGGATTCTTCGGACGTTATTTCCTGCATATACCCAGCAGGTGCCGTGAGGCCGGTACTGTTTGTGATTCCAAAGGCAGGCATATTGATTCCTTGAATGTCAACTCATGGTCAGCCCCACGACGAAGTTTAGAGAGCTTGTCCAGTGGCGATCTGCGCGTTGCGTGTCGGTGTTCTGCGAAACAATCCCCTGCATCGTGACGTGCGAGGAAGTGATAGAAAGCGCGTTCAATGCGTCGCCAACCGCCTTCACTAAGGCCGCGTGCGTGTCTGGTGTCGTGTCGTCAGCTTGGCTTAAAATCCCCACCGTGAGCGTTGCTCTGTAGAGTGGAGAATTGAGAACCGAATCCGCCCGACAATCGAGCGTGATTGCCGGCAACGTGATTGTGCTCTGGTCGTGCTGGAGTCCAATGTAAACCGTCGGGAAAGTGACTGCCAGAGCTGCTTTCACCGCCTCGCAAAAGTATAGCGCAATCATTGGTTCACGTCCTCAAGGTGGAAGGTGTACGAGATGGAGTCTTCATCAATCGCCACCAATCGCCTCAGTTTGCCGTTCACAGTGAGCTTTGCGCCCATTGTCGGTGTCTCCTTAAAGGCGCTTTTCTGAACCGTAATCATTGCCGACACGTTCAACTCAAAGCCACCTACAGAAATGCTCTGCTTGCTTGAAAGCTCGTTAATGACGCCCTTGTAAGCAAGCAGCCCATAAAGAAAGGACTGTCCCATATAAGAGACAGCCCTTCCCAATGCAGTCGAGTTGACCGACTGAAAACTCATTTTTTCTTAGGTTTCACGCCTTCCGCAGTGGCTTCCCATTCCCGTTTTGCGCTGCGCTCGATGAACGCATACAATTCGGTCCGACAGCCGGAAGGTGTTTCCAAAGCCGCTTTCGCCGCAGTGCGATCCGGGCCGATGTAATCGACCCGAATCTCACCTTCTGGCGTGTGCGACAAGACAAGTTGAAGTCTCATCGCTTAGGATTAAGCGGAGATTAAGCGCTGGCCACAGGTTGCGTTACCAACAGCAACACCATAAATCCAGATGAGCTTAACCGTTGCGGATAATGTAGCCGCGTCGATATACTCTTGAGCCATCACAGACAGACCGGAAATCGGGTCTGTGATAACTTCCAAGCTGGAGGTCATGGGTGCGTTAGGCAGAAGCTCGCGAGGATCGGCAGGAACGCGGGAAGCGATAACAATCGAATCCTTAGTGCCAGCAAAACCAGTGAGGTTCCCCGTGGTAATCAACGCGGGATACTCGGTGATGTACTTGAACCCAGCCACGTTCGGGATGATCCCGTCCGCGATTGTGTCAGGACCATTATCCTTGTACTGACGATTAATGAGCGGGTCTTGCAACATTGCTGCATAGGCCGTGCTGTTCACAACACAAAAGCGTTCGCCCTGTGCGCCGCGAGCCATAAGAGCCGCGCGCATATTGACCAAAGAGTCATAAGCAGGGGTGGCGTCTGTGGTCGCGTTGGAGAAGTTCCCCACTGTGTACAGTGCGCAAACCGAATCAACGATTGCGTTGCCCATTGCGGTTGCCAAAGGCATTGCCGCCTCCTGCACAAGATTACGAGACGTGCTGTTCATTTCAGCAGCCGTGAACGTGTACCCAACTTCTTTGTGTTGGTTGAGCGTCACAGACACGTCTGTGTCAGAACGGTTTGCAATGCCGCTTCCAAAGTTCCCAACGGAAGGAACCGAAAGGATTCGGCTCGTGACGGTCTGGTTTAACTTAGCAGCAACTGGCTGCAAGTCCCTCGAGATTGCGCTCAAAATTGGGCGCTGTGTGAAGACTAAGGAGAGCGCTTCCTGAATAATCAGTGCGCTAGATAAACTGCCTAACGTGTTAGCCATAAACTAGTGGGTGTGTGTGGGTTAGTTGAGGAGTTGAGCCCGCAGTTTTGCGCGCTCGAGCGGGTCACTGGTTGCCGCGATCCGCTCGCGGAGTGACGGTGTGTTGTCCTGCGCCGCAGTGGCTGGCTGGACGTTGGCGGGAGGTACGCCGAGCGACGCAATCACGTCTGCCGCTCTGGCATTCGCCTTGTTTTCAAGGGTTTCGCGCTCTGTGGTGAGCGCCGATACGCGAGCCGATAGCTCTGCGTTCTGTTCTGAAAGTTGAATGACTTTCGCAGTGAGTTCGGCCCGTTCAGAAACAACGGCTCCGTGTTCTACTGCGAGCTGTCCAAGTGCGGAAACCTCGCCTTCGAGATGCGCGCACCGTGCGTTTGATACTTCAAGCGCTTCAAGCGCGGAAGACAAGGTTTGTGGCAAGTCCATGCCTCGCCGCACATTGTCAACTAAGCACAAAAAAAGGCCCCCTAGCGTGTGCTAGGAGGCCCGATGGGAGCTGTTCAATGCCGGAAGTTCCAACCGTGCCGGAGTTCTCCTCCGGTTCTATTTTTTCACCATCATTTTTTGAAGACGTTGGTACGCCTCCGAAACTGTTCCGATGTCGTCAACTAGGTTCAAAGCCTTTGCCCGAGGCCCAAAGAAGGCATTCCCGCGCATTGCTTCAGCAGGAACCTTGCGATGATTAAGGACGTTCCCTTTGAACATCGCAAAGGCATCATCAACATATTGCTGAAGGTCCGCGCGTTGCGCCTCCGACAGCGAAGGCCCTTGCATTGCGCCTTTCAAGTCGCCGCCCGTGTTGGTGATTGGATCCCATCTTTCCCCTTCGTCGTCCCATTGTTTCGAGGTATCGACCCACGGAATGATTGTTCCAATACTTCCAACCGTTGCCGATTGTGACGCCATCACAACATCGCAAGACGCCGCGAGGTTGTAGGCCGCAGAACAACAAAGGTCTGATGTGTACGCCATCGTCGGCACTTGAACCGCGCCAATCATGGATGCGAGTTCCGCGTTGCCGGTCACACCACCTCCGGGACTGTTGATCTGAAACATGATCCCTTTGCAGCCGCCTGAAATCGCCTCTTCAATGTCGCATTCGATGTCTTCGTACCCGGTCGCCCCGCAACTTTTTTCAATCTGCGAAAGGCCAAGGCCCAAGACCCCTTCAACGGAAATGAAGGCAACTCCGTTTGCGTCGATCTCCATCTCTGGCCGTTGGTTTACGAACAAGGCCGGATCAATCGCCATGTCATCGCGCGCAATCTTGGCTTCTACAAGCCGACGAATCGAAGCGTGCGCCTCTGGCGTGATAAACCAAGGCCGGTAGTAAACCTGTTGGATGATGTTTTGAAACCTCATGGCGTCTCCTGTGGTGTTGCTGCATCGGGAGGATTCCCGTTTGGTGTGAGGATTCGGAAGCTGCTTTCAGGAAGTCCGCTCCGCTGCATCCGTTCGCGAATGGCAATCTCCTCCGCTTCGCGTTCGTCCAGATGTTGCTCGAGGTTCTTTCCTTGTTCGCCCAAAATATCAGTCAGGTTCCGCATCCCGAGCTTGTACGCCTCGCGTGCATCTTGCCCCGCATAGCCAGCGTCAGCCGTGAGGATTGGGGGCATTGAGAAATTCCATTTCAAGAATCCTCCAATGTCGTCGCCTTTGTATTTTGGAAGCAGCCCGAGCTTGATGGCTTTTGAAATCGCATAGCCTACACGCCGCCGTGCCGCCGTGCGTAAAACGTCCTGCCGGTCTGCCACCGTGCGATTCACTTTTGCAATCACAACGCGTGTGTTTGCGCCGCTTGCTTCTGCTTTCCAATAAAACTCTGGAGGCATTCCAGCCCCTAAAAGCGCGTTGCGAATCAGCCGCTCCATTAACCGATCTGTGGCTTCCGAAGGAACCTCATTCTTCAGTTGCTCGAGCTTGGCCCCGCTGTTTGCGCGGAAGTAACGAATAGTCCCGCCCACCATCTCCTCAGTATAAAGCCCAGTGGCACCCGTAGCCGGTCCATCTTGTAGGCCGATAGAAGGGTCTGACATATCCGCCACCCCCAGCTCATTCTGTTCGATCAAGCCAATCGAAGACGCAATGAGCATTGCCTGCTTAATGTAACCTTGCGTGGTCACAAGGTCGCGAAGATCCATGATTGCCGGAGTGAACGCCGGGAACCCTCGGGTCTGGTCCTGCGTGCGAGCGTCTGCCAAATAATCAACTGAGCGCGCCGAAACTTCGCGGTCTTGATCTTCCGTTTCCCCCATAAAACGAAACGCCACCGCGCGCCCCTGAGTATTTAGAATAACGCCATTGTATTGCTTAAGCCCTGCATACGGCCCGGTCTTTACTTCTGCGCTTCCATCACGCGACGCAATGGTGTGCCACGCGCATTGCTGAAGCTGCGGAAAGCCCGTTTCTGTTTCCGTGTAGATCGTCGCCGTGTCTCCATCACGATCAAGCGCAACAGAATCGAGATAAAGGCCCGTGATGAAGTCGCTTCCGTTGACGTAGGCCACCTTGTACCACTCCTCAAGCCATGCCGCCGCAAGCTTGCCCCATTCCTTATCCTGCCCTTGGAAAATTGGTTGCCAAGACCGGCCCACCGCATAGGTCGCCTTGTCCTCAATCGCGCCATGAATGACGCCGAAATTCCAATAAAGCTTGTTACAAGCAGACACCACCGTGCGCCATTCTTGAATGGTCACTTCCCGCCGGATGTTGTTGGTGTGATTAGGCCACCAAGGCCGATTGCCCCACCACCCGCCTTCGATCAAACGCCAGTTTTGCTGTCTCGAGTAGTCAGCTTTAACCTTTGGCGCGAAGGCTCCCCGAATTGCGTTCGTGAGTTTTTCAAACATAGCTTAATAAAAGCGAGCCGTAGTCCGCCGAACGGGAGAAGTAATGCCTGCCGCTTTGTGGTTGAGTGCAATTTGTGCAAATTGAACGATTTCGGAAGATGTTAAGGCCGAGCCCACTGCAAACTCAAAAGACGATCCGTTGACCGCTGACCGAATGAGCGTTCCGTTGCCTGAAATCGTCTGTGTGAATTGCGCGTCGCGTAATGCCGTCAACTCATTGACTCCCCGAGTCAGGAAAACTTGGAGCATTACAGAAGGGGACGCGATCATGCCGTCTTCCCAGTGTCAACCGGTTCACTCTTCAACAGGTTGAGCATCACCATTGCCGCAACCACCATCGCCTCGCAGTCCCAAAGATGGTTGTCGTTTTTGAATTTCACATATCGCTGCTTGATGTGTTTCGTTACCTTGTCCACGACATCTTTTTTCACCTCAGAGTTAAGGTGTGAGAGGTAGTCCCGTGAAACGTCCCGAGGAAATTCCCACATCGGAGAGCCCTGCCCACGGAGCCGAGTTAGTTCGTCTTTGATTCCTTCGTTGCTCCAAAAAATATAACGGCACCGCTTCCCGTTCGGAGCTGTCGCCTCTTTGATGGGGGAGAAAAACTTCTTTGTCGTTACCCTTGGCCCAGCGTGCGCGAAACCGTCTTGGCCGGATCCATGCAAAGCCGTCCAGCCGTATTCCGCACAATCTGAATATGCCTTTCCTGTCTCATATTGGGCATCCATTAGCGTTCGCTTATCACCAACCTTCAGCCGCTTTTGGAGTTCTCGAATGGTTTCAACCGTTAGAACCTTCCCCTCCCAAATCAGACGCGAGGTTCCGTCCGCTCGAGCTGCCCGACAAAGAACCCAAAAGTGATCCCGTTGCCGGTCAATGCTCATAAACCGCATGATCTCACCGTCTATCTGTTGCCCGTCAGTAAAGTCCGCTTTCAAGTAGTCCGCCGCCTCAAAATGAAGGACCGGAGCAACCCGTTCTTCCTCCCAAACCTGAGCAAGCCGCTTCTGTTTGAACTGCCGAAGCGGTTCCATGACGCCGCGCTTCTTGTCGTCGTTAGCCTTCAGCCACTCCACAACAAGATCAGCCCAATCTATCCACCAGACCGCGAGCGCCGAGTATGTGAACGAGATATTGCCGCGGATAAAGTTCCCACCCTCGCCGCGGTAACTCCCACGCCCCGCCATCGCTCGCCGCGCCGCTGTGGTGTTCAGTGTGATGTGTTCACAGTTTGGGCAGAGGTGACGAACGCTCGCGCGCACTGCGTTCCAGTCCCATTCATCACCGGTCTTCGCTTCGTCATAACGCAACGAATTCCAGAGGAATTTCTGCCACTCCCCACAACACTCACAAACGCTTCCCCATTCGTGGACCTCTCCAGAGTCAAACTCGCCGGTCATGTCGTGCGCTTCATCCCACCCCTGAGAAACCAAGATGGTTTTTCGGTTCCATCGGTCGTGGTGACGCTTCTTTGCCTCCCCAATCATCCCCGCTTTCCATTGCCATGTCTCGTCCCCGTAGACGTAACGCATACTCTTTTCCTGAAGGCTGCTCATGTTCGCCCCCGAAATGAAAAGCGCCATATGAGGGAACAGGATTGAGGTCTTCCGCTTTTGGTGCCGGTCCTCGGGAAATAATCTCGCCACTGGCGGACACGCCTCAAGCACCGGCAGAAGCCGACTTTCCGCCCAGTCTTTCGATGTATCGTCGTTCTGACCAACTAAGAGCAAAGGTCCAGGCTGTTGCGCCACAATCCACGGGACGCACATTTCCAAAAGCGTTGTCTTACCGCCGCCGGTCGGAGCACGGACACAAATCTGTTTGATGCGGTCGTTCGTCACCGCTCGAAAGATGTCGTTCAACCAAGGCGCTTGCGTGCGATCAAACCGAGTGGATCTGGCAGAGTGGGGGAATCGGACATTCTCCGCGAGCCAGTCCAACGGGTCGCCATCGTATGGCCGATGCAGCCCGAGCAACGCGCCTTCAATGAGCGGGTGACTCATAACGCCATCAAAGCCCGTTCCAAATTTCCGAACGCCGTTCCAAAACGCGCTTTCAAACGTTCCTGCACTTCCGCCTCATCCACGCCGGCCAATTGCCCCGGAAGATCCCCGAGCATGGCCTTGAGTTCGTCGCTAAACGCCGCACAAATGGATTGGGCCGCTTCGCGAATCGACGCCTTTGAGCACACCTCGCCAACCTCGCGATGGTACGCCGTCTCTTGGCGTCGCATCTCCCAATAGGTCTTGAGACGCTTTGCCTCATCCATAGGTAGCGCCTTGTTTTCTGTCCGTTCCTCTGCGTCGGGGATCTCCTCAACCGCCGGAGGCTTCTCATTCAACACCACCCGAAGTTGCCCCACCGCTCTTGGATCCGCGATGAGACGCCGGACTGTTTCAGACTTGGATTCAACAGCCTGCCCACGTAACCAACGAAAGATCCCTTCCGCGTCATTAGGTAGACCGTTTTTGAACCACGTCCTGACGGACCGTGTGCTAATCTTAAAGAATCGGGAAATCACCCGAGCTGCTTCCGCTTGCTTCCCAGCTGCTTCCGACATACAACGCCTCTGGCGTTGTCAACCTAGGCTGGAAGCAAAAAACCCAAGACTGCTCATAAAATTTCGGCAGGGGAGCCCAACAC